GTCGCAAGTGTGAGCAGATCCGAGATAGCCTGCCAGGGCGCGACCAGAGGCCGGGTGATCCGGCCACAAGAACAAGCGGCGACTCCTGGGTAAGGGGAAGCTACGCCCGGACACGAAGCCCGCCCCCAAGGCGGGCTTCTCCATTTTGGAGAGCGATCATGCTGCCGAGAACCATTTCCGAGCCGGGCGACAACATCCTCGTTGTCATGCGCTGCATCGACGTGTCCGAGGGGTCGCCGGCGCCGCTGAGGGCGGGCAGGCACATTGCCATCTCCGACGGCAGCGCCTGGCCCCAGCTGCCCCATCAGATGCGTGAGACCTTCGCCGCGACCCGCGTCGACTGGTCGCCGGTCGGGGTCGAGGTCGTCATCAACGGCGCGCCGTCGGGAGTGCTGTGCGCCGAGCGTGACCGCAGCGACCCGACCAAGTTCGCGGTGTGGTTCAACGACCTCGAGCACTGGTCAGGCAGTCGCTTGGCCGAAGCTGCGATGCAGTACGCCAGGGATGTCGCGGCTGAGCAGGGCGGCGTGCTGGCCAAGCGCAGCGAGCGCGTGATCGTCGAATTCACGGCGCTCTGATGAACCCGGCCGAGAACGAGCGCGCCGAGAGCGACGTGCCGCTCCCGGATTCGAGCTCTGTGCCGCTGGACTGCCCGGGCGTCGACGTTTGCCCGCCAAGCAGCCACCTGCACAGGCGGGTCGCCAAGCTGCAGGAGAGCGTCGATGCGCTGTCGGCCACGCAGATCCGGCAGGCCGATGAGCTGCGCGGCATTGCGGCCGGACACATCTATCTTGCCGACCAGATCACCGAGCTGGGTGCCAAGGTCGGAGCGCAGGCCGGCGTGTCGAAGGTACTGGCCGAGGGCCTGGACGCCAACACCAGGATGACTCGCGAGGTGCTGGACATGACCAAGGGCATCAGCGACATCTTGGCCGCCGGGCGCGTGGCCGGGCAGGCTGTGACGTGGGTCGGGTCGTTTGCCAAGCCGCTGGCCTGGCTGCTGCTGTCTGGCGCGGCCGCCCTGTCGCTGGTGCGCGGGTACGCGGCCGAGGCCTGGCACGGCCTGGTCGAGGTGGTACAGGCGGTCAAGAAGTGATCACGCCCGAGCTGCTGCGGGCGGCCACCGGCTGCACCGATGATCGAGCTGCCCTGTTTGCTCAGCCGCTGAACGATGCCTGCGCGAACTATGGCATCGACACGCCAGTACGTCTGGCCGCTTTCCTGGCTCAGGTCGGCCATGAGTCAGGATCCCTGCGCTACGTGCGCGAGCTGACAGACGGATCGGCGTATGAGGGTCGCATCGGGCTTGGCAACGCGCAGCCTGGCGACGGCGTTCGCTACCGCGGCCGGGGTCTGATCCAGATCACCGGGCGCGACAACTACCGGCAGGCGGCGCACCGCATGCACCCGCTGGGCGCCCCTGACTTCGAGGCGCAGCCCGAAGCGCTGGAGCAGCCGCGGTGGGCCGCGTGGTCTGCCGCCGACTGGTGGGCGTCGCGCGACCTGAACGCATTGGCCGATGCCGGCGCCTTCGATGCCATCACCATGCGCATCAACGGCGGGCAGAACGGCGCTGAAGACCGACGCTCACGCTGGGAGCGCGCCAAGCAGGCCCTGGCCGCCAGCGCGCAGGCCCCAGCGGCAGCCAAGCCAGTCGATCCCGCCCGGGCGCAGACCGAATGGGACCTGAACAACCCGCCGGCCCCCGCGCCGGCCGAGGAGCCCACCGCCATGCCGACCGTTTCCCAAGTGCTCGACTCGCCGCTGACCCGGTTCGCGTTGGCTGCCGTCAACCCGCTGCTGGGCGCCGTGCCCGAGCTGGTGCACCTGTTCACCGACAAGGCCACGGGCCAGACCGTGCCCGAGCGCAACACCGCCGCCGGGCTGAAGATGGTGCAGGTCGCCCAGGCTGCTCTGCAGGCGGCCGGACACGACATCCCCAACGCGCAGGCCGTGGCCGAAACCGTGGCAGCGAGCCCGGAAGCCCGCTCGGTGGTGCGCGAGGCCCTCATGGGCGCGTACTACGACATCGCCGTGTCCGAGGCGGGCGGCGGCGGCATCGAGGGTGCGCGCAAGGCCGACGTGGCCGTCGCGCAGGCCGGCGACATGCTGCACAGTCCGAGCTTCTGGATTGCGCTGACGCTGCTGCCCCTGGTCTACCTGATCGTCGGATCCCTGATCGGGGTGGTCGGCTCCGCAACCTGGTCCGATGATGTGCGGGCTGGCCTGGCCGGCAGCCTGATCAGCGCGATCGTCGGCGGCCTGGTCGGCTACTACTACGGTCAGACCACGAGCCGCAACAGGTCGGCGGCGCCGTGACATCCGTCTTGCCGGTCGATCTGGCGCAGCCGCTGCAGGCGTCCCGTTGGTGCGTCACGTATCCGGACGACGACTGCGGGCACTGGCATGAGGCCTACTTTCGCGAGCGACCGGCCTCCGAGGCCTACGTGAGGGCGCACCGCGGCGCAGTCATCGTGCCGCTGGCCGCGCTCAACCCATGGCCGACGACGCGTTGATCTGGCTACTGGTGGTCGCAGTCGGGATTCTGGCCGGAGGCCTGATCGCGGCCCTGATGGAGGTGCACGCGCTGCACTCGCGGGCAATGCGCGCGTGGACCCGGGTCGACGTGCTTCAGGGCCTGCTCCGGGCTGAGCGCGCCAGGACGATCGCCACCCGGGATGACGCGCTGCGCCGCATCCGCCACATGAGCCAGCGCACCGCCGAGCTCGAGGAGCTGGCTCACTGCCTGGCCCTGCTGACGCCGATCGAAATGCGGGACACGATGACCAAGGACCCGGGAAGATGACCAAGAAGATCACCGCTGTCATAGGGGAGTCCGCCCTGAAGGCGGACGAGAAGCCGAAGGCGGCGCGCACGGTCATCGACTGGGAGCGCGTCGAGGTCGAGTACCGCACGGGCATGCTGTCTCTGCGCGAGTTGGCCAATGCACACGGCGTCAGCCATGTCGCCATCCAGAAGCGGGCGAACAAGTTCGGATGGGAGCGAGACCTGTCCGCCCGCATCAAGGCGAAAGCCGAGGCTCTGGTTAACAGGGCCATGGTTACCGGAGAGGTTACCGAAAAGCGCTTGGTAACCGAGCGCGAGGTGGTCGACGGTGGCGCGAGGCTGGTGGCGACGATCCAGATGGCGCACCGCAAGAACACGGACGGGATGATGGCCGCGTTCGAACTGCACCTGGCCGAACTGCACGCGCAGTCGAGCAACCCGGAGGAGTTGGCCGCGCTGGGAGAGTTGATGCGCGCCACCGATGCCGACGCATCCGAGCGCCTTGGCGAGCTGTACCAACGCGTGATCTCGTTGCCGACGCGCACGAAGACGCTGCGCGACCTGGCGGAGACGTTGAAGTCGATCATCGGCATGCAGCGCGAGCACTACCGCATGGATGCGCCAGACGGCGGCGCCGCCGAAGGCCGCCAGCTCACCGACCTGGAGATCGCCGCGCGCATGAGCTACTTCGTCGACCTGGGCCGGCGCCGCAAGGCCGACCTTGAGCTCGTGACCGAGGTCGGGAAGTGAGCCTGGCCGCGGAACTGCTGGATCTGCTTCCCCTGCTGAGCGCTGAGGAGCGCGCCGAAGTCTCCAAGCTGCTGACGACCCGGGCGCCGATCTGGGTGCCGCAGCTGGGCCCGCAGATGGCCGCGCGCGACAGCATGGCCGACATCCTCTTCTACGGCGGCCAGGCCGGCGGCGGCAAGTCGGAACTGCTGCTGGGGCTGTCGCTGACGACGCAGGAGCACAGCATCCTGTTCCGCCGCGAGGCCGTGCAGCTGGTGGGCTTGGTCGAACGCATGGCCAAGATCCTGGGCGGGCGCACGGGCTACAACAGCCAGACCGGCGTGTGGAGGCTGCCTCAGAACAAGGTGCTTGAGTTCGGCAGTGTGGCGCAGCCCGATGACTGGATGAAGTACCAAGGTCGGCCGCACGACGCGAAGCTCTTCGACGAGATCCCGCACTTCTTGGAGTCGCAATTCAGGGCCTTGATCGGATGGATGCGCACCGACAGCCCAAAGGTGAGGCAGCGCGTGGTGGCCGCCGGCAACCCACCGACGGACAGCGATGGCGAGTGGATCGTCCAATACTGGGCCCCGTGGCTGGACCCGAACCACCACAACCCAGCCAAGTGGGGCGAGCTGCGATTCTTCGTGACCGACGAGGACGGCGAGGACCTCGAGGTGCCGACGTCGGCACCCATGAAGATCAAGGGCCGGATGGTCAGCCCGCGCAGCAGGACGTTCATCCCGTCGGGCGTGACGGACAACATCTACCTGCTCAAGACCGGGTACGCCGACACGCTGATGGGCCTGCCCGAGCCGCTGCGGTCGATGATGGCCGAGGGCCGTTTCGACGTTGCTCGGGCCGATCACGTCTGGCAGATCATCCCGACGGAGTGGATCGACGCTGCGATGGCCAGGTGGGCAGCGCGCGCGACCGCCAAGGGCTCGATGACGCGCATCGGCTTCGACGTGGCGCGTGGTGGCCGAGACCGCACGACGATCGCCAGGCGGCACGACAGGTGGATCGACGAGCTGGTGACGATGCCAGGCGTCACGACCAACGACGGGCCAAAGGCTGCTGCGCTGGTGGCGCCGCTGCTTCGCGACAAGGCCCCGGTGTCGGTCGACGGCATCGGCATCGGCTCAAGCGCAGTCGACTTCATGCGAGGCCTGGGCATGCGCGTGTCGAGCGTGATCATGAGCGAAGGATCGACCGGGCGGACGAAGACCGGCGACCTGTTTTTTAAGAATAAGCGCGCCGAGCTGTACTGGCGCTTGCGCGAGGCGCTGGACCCGACGCAGGACGAGCCGCTCGCGCTGCCGCCCGACAAGGAGCTTCGCGAGGAGCTGATGGCCCACCGATACAAGGTGGTGCAGATGGGCAGCGCACGGGCCGGGATCCTGGTGCGCGACAAGGACGAGGTCCGCGAGGTGCTGGGCAGATCGCCCGATAAGGCCGACGCGGTCGCGATGACAGAAGACCGTGCCGTGCCGGCTGGCAGCGCGGACCAGGCTGCTCAATTCAGAAAGCTCAGAGGTCTCGCATGATCGTCCGCCCGCTGCCCGTCATCAACCCGCAGGACAACTACAAGGCGAGCAACGACGTCGCGCCCGATGGCTATCCGCTGGCGGCACTGGAGCGGCTGCTTGCGGACTGCCAGAACCAGCCAGACTGGCGCGCAATGGCCGACCTGTGCTGCGCCTACTACGACGGCAACCAGCTGACGTCCGAGCAGATCTACCAAGCCCGGAAGAACAATCTCGAGCCGCGCTCGACGAACCTGATCGCCCGCGTGATCAACGGCGTGCTCGGGCAAGAGGCCAAGGCCCGGCGCGACCCGGTCTACGAGGCCGACGACGACGCCGATGCCGACGTGGCCGACGTCCTGCAGGTCAAGCTCAAGGAGGCGCAGCGCGAGACCAACGCCGACATGGCGATCTCCAACGGCTACGCCGGGCAGGTCAAGGCGGGCATCAGCTGGGTCGAGGTGTCGCGCTCGATCGACCCGAACGACTACCCTTACTACGTCGGCGACGTGCACCGGTCCGAGATGTTCTGGGACTGGCGCGCAAAGCGGGTCGACGTGGCCGACGCGCGCTGGATGTGCCGGGCGCAGTGGAAAGACACCGACGAGATAATGGCGTCATTCCCGAAGCACGCCGAGACCATCCGCCAGGCCGAGAACAACTGGGCCGGCTGGATGATGAGCGACCCGATCGAGGAGGGCTCGATCTCCAAGTCGGGCAGCTTCGAGAACGACCGGGCCTTCCGCGTCAATCGGCACCAGTGGATCGACGGTGGGCGGCGCCGCATCCGCATGTATGAGGTCTGGTACAAGGTGCCCGCCGAGACGGTGGTGATGAAGGTCGGGCAGCGGTGGATCCCGCTCGACCTGAAGAATCCCGTGCACATGGAAGCCGTTGCCCGAACGATGGGCAAGATGGAGAGGCGCACGACGATGCAGATCCGGCGCGCGATCTTCGCCGGCCCGTTCCGGCTTCTGGACGAGGGAACGACGCGCAAGCGCTACCCCTACATCCCGTTCATGGCGTTCCGCACCGACTCGGACAACAGCCCGTATGGCCTGATCCACGGGATGCTCAGCCCGCAGGACGAGTTCAACGAGCGCCGGCTACGCATCCAGTGGATGCTCAAGGCGCAGCAGCTGCTGATCGACAGCGACGCGCTCGACGACGAATACAACAACATCGCCGACATCGCTGCGACCCAGGGCCGGCCAGACATGGTCGCCATCCTGAACCCTGAGCGCAAGAACGTCGACGCCATGCGCTTCAGGAACGACCTGCAGCTGCAAAAGGAACAGTTCGACCTGATGCAGGACGCCAAGGGCCTGATCCAGGACGTGCCCGGCGTGTACGGCACTCAGCTGGGCGATGCGCCGAGCGGAGTGACCTCGGGCCTTGCGATCAACTCGCTGGTGGAGCAGGGCCTGGTGGCCATGGGCGAGCTCAACGACAACTACGCGATGGCGCGCCGGCTGGTCTTCGAGTCCTTGTCGGACCTGATCGTCGAGGATCACCTCGAGCGCGACATGCAGGTGGCCATCGGAAGCGGATCCACCCGGCGCACCGTGGTGCTCAACACTGTCGACAAGCAGACCCGCCAGCTGATGAACGTGGTGCGCGACGCCGGCGTCAAGCTGGGCCTGGGCGAAGTGCCCGCGTCGCCGGCCTACCAGATGCAGATGAGCCAGATGATGGGCGACATGATCCGCAACCTGGCCGGCACGCCACACGCGGGTGTGCTGATCCCGTCATGGGTCGAGCAGACGGCCGCCTTCGGGCCGAGCCGCAAGCAGTTGGCCGACGACATGCGGCGCATCGCAGGGCTTCCCACCGCGGGCGACCGTCAAGGCGCTCAGGCCTGGCAGGCGCAGCAGCAGAAGGCCGCAGCCGAGAAGGCCGCACTCGAAGCCCAAGCCGCTCAGATCGAGATCAAGGGCAAGGGCGCCGACGCGGCGCTGGCGATGTCGCGTGCCGGGCTGGCCCAGGCGCAGCGTGATCTGGCGCTGGTGCAGGCCGACGCGCTGGCCAACGACCCGAACGAGCAGCAACTGATTGACCAGGCCATCGCCGAAGCGATGCCGGTTCCCCAAAGGCAAGCCGCTGGAGGACAAGCCCCGCCCGCCAGCGCGTAACGAGGGGCAGCCCTGCGCCGGAAGTCATCCGGCCGGCGCAGGCGATCACGTGGATGGAACGAAGCAAGGCCGCCCAGGCAACTGGAGCGGCCTTTTTCGTTTCGGCAAGCCGTCCGTCATCGGCACGAGGCAGGAATGACCCACCCAGAAGCAACCGCCGACTTCACGTCGGACGAAGCCGCGATTCTCGAATCGTTGGACATCCAGGCAGAGCCGCAGGCCCCTGTCGTCGAAGAGGTGCAGCCTGCACCGAGCGACGGGCAGACGAGCGAGCAGCGAACCGAGGCCATCGAGCAAGAGATCGAACAGCCAGGCGCCCCCGCGGCGCAGCCCGCAGCGACACCGCCGCCCCAGCCGCCCACCGGTGGCGACCCGAGGGCAGCGCTTCGCGCATCACGCAGGGCTGAAGCGCGCGTCAGGGACGAGCTGGCACGAGTGAAAGCCGAGCGCGACGCACTGCTGGCCAAGGTGCCACCGGAGCAGCAGCCAACGACCGAGATCACCGACGCTGAGATTGCAGCCGTCGAACGTGACTTCCCGGTGGTCGGCAAGGCAGCGCGCTTTGTCAAGCAGGCCCAGGAGGCTCAAGCCGCTCAAGTCGCGGCCAAGCCTCGCGAGTTCGTGCCCGAAGTGCTTCCGCTGGAGGTGCAGCTCGTCGTTGACGAGGTGCCGCAGCTGGAGGCCTGGCGACTCGACCCCGACCAGACGCACTACCAGCGCGCCAAGGCCGTGGACCTCGAGCTGTCCAAGAACCCGGCATGGGCTGGCAAGCCACTCGAAGACCGCTTCAAGGAAGTCGTTCGCCTCGTGAGCCAGGCGCCGCAAGCGCCCGCACGCCGCGATCCCCAGGAAGTGCTCGACAGCATCCCCCGGCGAACGCCGGAAACGCTGTCGCACATCGGGGGTGGTGGCGGGAAAGCACCAGAGCCCTCGAACGTCGCACGGTACAGATCCATGACTGAAGAACAGATCATGGCTGACCTGGCGCTCGGGGAGTAACCAACCCAGTTCCCCAGGAGTGCTCTCATGAGCCAAACCGTCATTTCATCGAGCTCGGGCCTTGCCCCGAAGAAGTACAGCGAAGCGCTCTTCGCCATGGTTGCCAAGCAGCCCACGCCCGTCAACTCGCTGAGCGGGCCCGCCCCGACCATCGAGAAGTCGGCCAAGGTGCTGCGCCGGCAGTCGACGACCGACATGCCCATCGTGCGCGTCAACGACCTGGCCCAGTCGGCAGGTGACAACGTGCGCGTTGACTGCGCGAACGTCGTGAAGCTGCGCGCCGTGATGGGCGACGAGAACGCGGAAGGCAAGGGTGCCAAGCTCGACTTCACCTACAAGGACATCAAGATCGACATGGCCACGCTGCCGGTTTCCGCCGGCGGGAAGATGACTCAACACTAAGGGTCCACGGCACAGCGATGTGCATGTGATAACTGGGTGAATTGCTGGAACCCCCTTAGAGCCACGCGCACCACAACGCGACCCGCAAGGGTGATCGTGAAGGTCCGAAAAGCGCGCGGATTGGGCAATCAGCAGGGAAGCCTTCAACACACATAACCTGCACAATAGAGGAGTGCAGAGAGCCACAGAAGATGTCACGCATGGCACGATGAACGCCTACCGGCGTGGATGCCGATGCTTGGACTGCAAGAGGGCAAGAGCCAACTACGACACGAGCCTCAAGGGCGTCGTTCGTCAGTGGACCAAGTTGCTCGGGATGCCAACCGACCATCCCGAATTCCCGCACGGCACGAAGCGCGGGTATCGCTACTGCAAGTGCGAAGCCTGCAGATTGGCGAACAACAAGGCCAAGTTGGATCTGAATGCCAAGTACCGGGTCAAGCCGGGCGCAAAGGAGCGCCAGCGAGAGCTGAACGCGGCCTACAAGGCAACAGCAGAAGGCCAAGCGAAGCGGCGAGCGCATCACGCCACCCGCAAGGCCAAGATGCGCGGGGCCGAGTGCTCTGCCAAGGACAAGGCGCTGATGGAGCGGATCTACGGCCACTGCCCTGACGGGTATCAGGTCGATCACAAGATCCCACTGGCCAAAGGCGGCGCGCACCTGCCCGACAACTTGCAGTACCTGCCCTCAGACGTGAACAACGCCAAACGCGCGAGAACGGACTTCGACTGTTCTGGCGTGGCGATTCGGTGGCAAGACGTGTTGATGGAACCTTCAACGACCATCCCGCAAGGGAGTAGGGCCAAGCGGCCCGAAGTGCCTGGGAACCCGCAATAGCGGGCTCAAGATATGGTCTGCTCTCACGGGAAACCGTGAGCAGTCTGCGTGTGCTGGCACGCAGGCGGGCGGAGGCGTAGCGGCTTCTGTCGAACACAAGGCAGAAGCGCTTCCAGCACGATCTGCGCCTGGTCGCTCTGGCCCAGCTCAAGGGGGCCATCCCGTCGTTCCTGTGGCAGCGCGTGCTCACGATGTTGTGCGGCGCGCGCGGCTCGCAGGACTCGACGGACTGGGTGCTGCCGCTGGCCACCGATCCAGAGTTCGCCGCGATGATGGTGAACACGGTGCGAGCCCCGACCTACAACCGGCACTACGTCATCGACGGCGGCGTGCTGGTGCAGGGCGGTGCTGCGCTGAACACCTGCGACACGCTGGACATCCTGAAGCTGTCGCACATCGACGACCTGTCGGCCATCATCTCCGAACTGACGTTGCGCCTGATGCCCATCCGCATCCCCGGCGACCCGGCGGCCGGTGATGACCCCATCAAGGGCGTGCTGCTGCTGGACAACCTGCAGTGGAACAACTTGATGACCGACACCACGGCGAACAACAACATTCGCACGTGGCAGTCGCTGGCGATGGAGCGCGCCAAGTACGGCAACCTGCAGAGCCACCCCTTGTTCGCTGGCAATCCGTTCTTCTGGAACGGCCTGCTGGTGCGCAAGATGGGCGACTTCTCGGTGCGGTTCAACAGCGGCGACACGGTGAACATCATCACGCAGGCCAACCGCTACGCCGGCACCGAGACCACCACCACGGTGGCCGGCGCGCTGTCCACCACCCACCAGATCAGCCGTTCGATCCTGCTGGGTGCGCAAGCGCTGGCCATGTGCGCGGGCGTCAACACCAGTTCCGAGCAGCCGTACAGCTTGCTGGAGAACCGGACCAACTTCGAGCGCAACCTCGAGATGGCCGGCGAGCTGATCTGCAGCGAGGACAAGCTGCGCTTCAGCCTGCCGGACGGCCAGGGCAACTACGAGCCGACCGACGTCGGCGTCATCGTCCTCGACACCGTGACCAAGAAGGTCGCGGCCTGAGTCGAGCATCGGGCCTTCGGGCCTGGTGACACCAACCACACGCCCGGGCCGCTGGCTCGGGCACTTTCAGGAGTTTTGCAATGGCTTCAGTCAAGAGCGTGGGGTACTTCTCTCCCCAATTCATGCCCGGCGACGGGTGCGGTGTCGTCATCACGGACTACGCCACCATCTCGGCCAACCCGACCGTGTCCGACACGGTGGACTTCAAGATCCCGGCCGGCATGGAACTGTGCAGCATCGAGCTCGACTCGACGCGGATCGACACCAACGGCGCGCCGACGCTGGCCTACCAGGCCGGCTACTCGCCCATCCAGTCGGACACGCAGTACAGCGCGAACCTGACCTACTTCGCGGCGGCGTCGGCCATCACGGTGGGTCGCGTCGCCAACGGCAACCGCGTCAGCCTGAACTTCAAGCCGATCAAGTTCGAGGAAGACGTGACGCTGCGGCTGACCGTCAACGCGGTGGCCGCGACGTTCGCCGCCGGCGAGCTGCGCGTGATCCTGCACGGTGGCGCCAAGGGCGTTCGCTGATGACCTGATCGCCTGACCGGCGATCTCCCGCCGGGCTCGATACCCGGCCCCTGGCCCTGCAGTCACAAGCTGCAGGGCCTCTTCATTTGGAGAGCCTTCATGGCACTGATCGAATACGTCGGCCTCAAGCCTCATGGCCGCGCCGACACCCTCACCACGAGCGGCATCGTGTGGTCTGAGCCTGGTGACATCCAGGACGTGCCCGACCAGTTCGTGCCGCAGCTGCTTCAGCACCCCGACATCTGGGCCGTCGCCGGCGCCAGAACCCCGTCCGCCTTGAAGGCGGACGAGAAGCCGGCTGGCAAGGCCAAGGAACCCAAGGCTCCGAAGGAACCCAAGGCGCCGAAGACGCCCGCGCCCAAATTCGCGATGACTGGCGAGGGCGGCAAGCCCATCGTGCTGGACGACATGGACGACGCCGCGGTGCTGGCCTTCGCGGCCGAGTACGCCGTGCAGGTCGACCAGGCGCTGACGGGCGACGAGCTCAAGTCTGCGGTCTACGAAGCAGCCACCAAGGAGTAACCCATGGGCGTCATCACCGGCCAGCAGATCCTCGACAGGGCCTGGATCAAGGCAAACGACAACGGCGGCGGTGGTGGAGTCCGTTGGCCCACTGCGGAAGGCCTCATGTGGATCAACGACGGGCAGCGCGAGGTTGTCAACTATCTGCCCGAGTCCAATCCCAAGAGGGTCAACGGCACGCTGGTGGCCGGCCCGCGGCAGACCCTGGCCGGGCTGGGCGTGACCGATGGCATCGCCGTGCTAGATGTCCGCCGCATCGTGGGCGGCAACAGCATCAGCCGTCGCTCCCGCAAGTGGATCGATCACTTCCGCCCGGAGTGGCCGACGGAAACGGGCTCGGTCTACCACTGGATGCACGACGAGCGCGACCCGACGGCATTCGACATCTGGAAGGCATCAGTCGGGTCTCAGGTCGAACTGGTCTACGGCGCGCTGCCGACCGACCTGGCGGCCATCGGCAACACGATCACGATCAGCGACATCTACGCCAATGCGCTGCAGTGGTTCGTGCTGTTCTCGTTCTTCAGCAAGGACATCTCGGCGGTCAAGAGCGCTGCGATCGCCGACAACTACTGGG